ACTTTTTTAAGTTCCTGAAAGTATTCAATAAAGAGACAGGTGCCTTAGAACCATTTGTGCTACGTCCTCAGCAAGAAGAGTTGTTAGAAGCGTTAATGACACACAACAAGATTGTGGTTCTTAAAGCTCGACAACTTGGTATTTCAACACTACTCAGAGCTTATTTCTTGTGGAAATCTTACATGTCTTCAGAACCTACAAGGCATGCTATCATTAGTTATACCAGAGATAGTGCAGATCACCTACATAACATGGATAAGTCATTCTACCTTAGTTTACCTAAGCCATTACAGAGGAAGCTTTCTAAGTCATCCTCGAGAACTTTACAGTTTGGAGACACAAATGCAGAACTACGAGCTTTCACCGCTGGAGGAAAAGCAGGGGCCACCCGATCATTTACTTTTTCAGATACACACATCTCTGAGTTTGCTTTCTTTGACGATCAAGATGATGTGCTTGCCAACATTATGGCCTCGGTTGGAGAAGGACAGATAGTAATAGAGACAACACCAAACTCACCAGGTGATAAATACCACGACTTGATTGAAGGTGCTCCAGACAATGGCTGGCACCTCTGCTGGTTCCCGTGGTATGAACACCCTCAGTATACAAAGAAAAGCCAGTTCCATCAACCTCAGGTGCCAGATCCTACTGAAGAAGAGTTAGAGATCAAGCATGATTTTGACTTGACATTAGGACAGATCTATTGGCGACGAACAATGATACGCACCATGGGTTTAGAGAAGTTTAGAAGAGAGTTTCCAGCTACAGTAGATGAAGCTTTCTTTTCCTCCAGTAATGAGTTCTTTCCGCTAGACATCTTAGACGAGTTAGAGGTGTTGGATTTAGGGGGACAAAAAGAACGCTGGTATTGCGAGATGATCCAGGGCGATAGATACGCTATGGGTGTAGATGTTGCAGCAGGTAGAGGTGGTGATTATTCTGTCATTACAGTCGTAAGCTGCACGACATGCTTACCAGTTTACCATTATCGTAGTAATCAAATCTTACCACATGATTTTGCTGAGAAGATCTACGAGTTGTATTGGGATTTTAATGAGCCCTATACGATCATAGAACAGAACGGGCCAGGTGAACTAGTGCTTTACCGGATGAAAGAATGGAAGGTAAAAAATCTTTACAAAGACGCAAAAGGTCGGGATTGGAGAACAAGAAAGGAAAATAAAATAGCTATTTATGACTACCTACGCGATCTTATTTGCGAAGGTGTTATTGATGCTGTAGACAAGACGCTTTGGAAAGAGATGCAAACAATACAAATCACAAAAGGTGCACCCGCATCAGCAGGACACGATGACATGGTCATGGCTACAGCTCTTGCATGCTGGGGTGCCAAACTTAAACCAACACCTTCAGGATACTCGATACGTAAAACAATGTTAGATGACATGATCAAATCAAGACGTGCTCAAAGGATACGTAATAATGGTGGGTTCCACAAACACATAAGAGGATGGAAGAAATGAAATACAAAATGACGGCTAACATTATCCAACAGATTATTAAAATACATGAAGATTATTGGGATGATTGCAGATCGGATCTGTATAAATACAAACAAGCCTACGAAACACGTTTCTGGGATAAGTCAACACAAGGCCAAATGCAAACTTATGTGCAGACAGCAGACGCTTATGGCTACATTGAATCATACATTGCATCACTTTTTGCTAGAAACCCAGGTGTTATTGTTAAGAACGGTATACGAGGTAGAGGTGATGTTAAGATTGCACAACACATTGCTAACGACTTCTTAGCTTATCAACGTCAACAGATAGAAAACGCTTCTCGTATGGCACTTATCTACCCTATGTCATTTATCAAGATGATGCCAACAGGTAGAGAAGACATTATGAAAAGAATCGATACTGTTGCCATACCACCATGGGAAGTGATTCTAGATAGAGAAGCAAGACGTTATGAAGATCAGCGTTATGTTGGTCATAAATACTACATGACATTGATTGATGCTCGTCATAAGTTTGGTGATAAGAAATACCACCCTATGAAGAAAGAAGAATACTTTGACAAATACAACTCAGAACATTATCATGATAGTGCAGCTGAGATAAGTGATCAAAACTTTGACTTTTACAAATACATAGAAGTTGTAGAGATTTACGATCTCCATACAAAACTTTTACATTTCTGGTCGCCAAACTGGCAAGACGGCAACAAAATGCTTCTTACAGAAGAGATACCGTTTAGAGATGCCAATGACGATCCAGTTGCACCTATTGTTCCATTATACTTCAATCGACTACCTGATAAGCCACTTGATGGTTATTCAGCTATGCGTCGTATTTATGACCAGATTTATGAAACCAACATGGTTCGAACTTATCAGGCTAACGCTGTCCGGAAAGCATCTAGACAATACCTAGTAAAGAAAGGTGTGTTGGATGAAGAACAAATGGCACAGATTTGTAGTGGCATTGACGGCTTGTTTGTGGAAATAGATGAAGAGAATCTAGGTGGTGTAATGACTGCTTTACCTCAGAATCCAACTCCACCAGAACTTGAGTTCTATGTGAATCAGGTGCAGCGAGACAAGGACAAAGGCTCTATCTTAGCTCCCTTCACAAGAGGTGAGAGTTCTAGAACAAGTGCTACTGAAGCAGCAGCGTTAGCCGCTTATACATCATCAGAAATAGGACGACTTGCAAGAGAACGTGATGCAACCATTGAAAACATAGCACGTGTGTATCTGTCAATGCTTTCTTTGTATGTTGAAGAAGATAATGTGCGACAAATAGTGGTTATAGATAATGAACCTCAGATTGTATCTGCAAGAATGTTAGAAGAAAACTTCCACATTTATGCAATGGATCAGGCATCCACACCTCTTTCAGAATCTGTAAAGAAGCGTGAGTTTATACAATCTATTCCAATGCTACAACAACTAGGCGTTCCACAAAAAGATTTATTATCAGAACTAGTTCGATCACTTGGCCTACCAGAAGATTTTGTTAGTGCCGCAGAAGCAGCGAAAGAACAAGCGGTATCAGCAGCCAAAGCAAGAGCATCAGCCGAAGCAGTTGGAGCAGATGCTGCTGAGCAAGCAGGAGGATTAGTATCCACACCTCAAGGCCCAGCAAACTTACAAGGCGTCCTTCCAGGCGCACAATCGATTTCATAGGAGCAGACAATGGGATTTTATAAAGTAGGATGTAAGAAATGTCAAAGAGAATGGGAAGTTCTGTGTAGTTTTGACGATCTAGAAGAGATGATTTGTGGTCAAACAGATTATTATGGTCGACCAATGCAGTTCAATCCTAAAACAGAAGAAGAAAACTCAGAAGGTTGTGGTAATCTAATAGAACAGATTTATGTTCCACCTAGTTTTGCCATCATGGGTAAAGGATTGCACGCTAATGGGGTGCATAATAGTAGAGGACACTACTCACAAGCATTTGGTCGCTATTTTGAAGATAAACGTGCAATGCATGAGTATGCAGAAGCAAATGGTTATCGATCAGTTAGTGCATCAGAAGCAGATCAGGCAATGGAAGCACAAGCTGACAGATTAAGAGCAAAAGATAAGTTATCAGAACAATGGACAGACAACCTTAAGGCAGCTGGAGGCGACAAAATCGAAGCAGCTGCAAAAACATTCGTATCTAAAGACATGCAAGACAAATAGGAGATTATTATGCAAGAAAAAGTAGAAGAAATGGCTATGATGGCCGACATGGCGGAAGCAGAAAAGGTTGCTGAGTTTGCACCGGAAGGTAGCTACAAACGAGACACAGTTAATCGATTCATTCGTTCTGTTAATAAAATGCTGGAACACTTTAGCGCACCAAACTTAGGTGAAGTAGCTGAAGACGTTGAAGGGCCATTACCTCAGGATTTGGTAAAGGCACTGATGATGATAAATGCAGCACTGGAAGACGCTAAAATGAGCGAATACCAGATCAACATGGAAGATTTAAAAGATGATAGAGATCTAATGATGGCTAGAGGAAAGATAGATTCCGGTGCTAAAGACAGATCTTTTATCGCATTTTTACGAAAGCCTATGCCAGAAGCTGGGACAGAAGTAGAAATAGAAGTCGACGTAGAGTCGGTTCCAGAAGGTATGCACAGAATGCCTGATGGAAGCTTAATGGCAGATGACGATCCTTCAATGAAAGAAGGTAGTTATGGTGAAGAAGAAGACATAGACAAGATTTTAATGTCCCGTATGTAATGGGACGCTAATAACAATCATTCAAGAACGTAGGAGAAGAAATGAGTGAAGAACTAAGCAATAATCCGAAAGGAACTGCAACTACTACAGAATCATCTGTTAGTGAAACGACGTTGAACACAGAGTCATCCTCTGGTGATACTAATGAAAACATAGGTAATGAATCGTCAAAGCCTCCCAAGAAGGTATTTGGTGAAACAGCACAAAATCGTCAAGCGGAAGCATTGAGGAAAGCAAAGCTGGATCAAGCGAGAAAACCTAAAAGTATTTCATTAGAAGATCTAGCAGATGAGGATTTACCGGAAGGTAAGGGTGTTGATTTTAGACAAGTGTTAGAGGTATTACCAGACGATGCAAAAACATTGATTGGAAATCTTCGAGCTGATTATACGCGGAAAAC